CATTAAAAGTGGATTCGGCTGCAGTGATCTGGTTAATACCAGGCAGCCCAAAGTAATCCCAAATAGAGTTAGTAGCAAAAGCTGCGCACGGGAGAGTAGGCACAATAAAAGAAATAGAATCAGTAGGGTTAGCCTGTTCCCCCATAAAACGCAGCCAGTTGGTCCAAACCAAACGAGCGGGAACGAAAAAGAAAAAAGAATCCAGATATAGATTGTCCATCACCGGGAAAATAGGCGTAGACATGCGACAGAACATCGTCGCATTGAGCGACATCGTGTCGCCAGGGAGAACCTCATCCACGTAAACCGGGATGAGAAAACCAGCATCGAACGTAGTCTTGTGGGAATGTTCAATATTAAACGTAGAGCGCGGAATATCCGCACGGGGAACCATTGAAAAATGGTCCACCTTAACCGAACCAGCACTGCTTCTCATGACCGGACCTTCAGGTCACGGCCAAGCGCGAGCTGCTTCGGAGAAGAGAGAATAACGAATTCGGCATCCTCATCGTTAAACGAGCCAAGCTCGAAGAGATCGAAATCATCGGGATGGAGATAGAACGAGTTCTTATCATCAGGCCGATTAATTTCATCAGAAAAGCCGCGAATCGCGGCACCAGTAGTCCCCACACATTGTGGGGCCCCATAAAGATCAGCGGCACGGTCGCGCACGCAAATAATCTTATAAATCATGGTCATAAACTCCGTTTCTTAAACTGTAAACGAGAACGAGTAACCAACTCACGAACCCTTAAACGAGAACTCGCATTGTCGGCAGAATTAAAAATAGCCTTATTATAGCGAGAAAGCTCAAGGGATTCAAAATCGATAGGAGAGAAAGAAGACAAATACTTGTCATAAAAACGGGGAGGCTTAACAGCCAGACCATTAACGATGCAAGCATCAGTAGTATAAACATCAGAAATAAATTTCTTAATCCAAGTCGCGCCGATACCCGGCTTAAGCGACATCCTCGTAAACTCTGGGCGAAGGTCGGTAACGACACCATCCGAATCAACATGAGAATAATGTTGTTTAGCGGTGGGGCCGTTAACCTTCTTCATAACGTAGCGCGCAACATATGCGGCTGACTCAAAAGTAACATCACCGATCGAAGAGAAACCGTGCGGCCAAAGCCGCACAAGAGTCGGAGAAACATACAAGCGAGATCCGCTTGATAAATCTTTCCAAAACTGCTTATCTTCAAAATCAAGACCAAAAAGGCATGCATGAAAATGTGGACGTCCAAACTGCTCGCCGTACTCGCCGCACATGTAGAAACGAACGGGACCGAAGGTCTTACGCACGCGCTTCATAAACAACTGGAAGAGACGATAATCAAGGGAAGGAGAATCGAGATGGGCATCATCGAAAGTCAAAGTGACAAAACAACTGGAGTCATGCATCTGAGCCTCATGAATACAGCGGATGGCCCATTGTCGCGATCGCTCCAGACGGCAGCCGATACATTGCCCGCAGGGCAGTTGAAGCTCCCGCTTGATCTGCCCACGAGCGGAAAAAACAATCTCCCCTGAATCTGTCTGCCAAGCAGCCAGGGGAGAAAAACACGGCACACCTACAGCCGAAATCCACCGCGCATGGGCGGTGGAGCGACATTGCGGGCCTTGGTAGTGCGGCCATCGGACTTGAACTTGCGAGCTGCGCTCGACTTGTTAGACGAATGACGGGAGAGAGGACGCATAAGATACTCCAGTTAGAAAAAGGTGACAAAGGTGTCACCTAGCACAGTTACATCAAGTAGCGAACTGTGCATGGGCTCAAACCTTCGACGGTTTAGGAGCCTGAGAAGGCTGGCGCGAAGTCAATTCGGCCAGAGCTTGAAGCTGAGAATCGGTATCAAGCAGCATCGCTGCTTGACGATCCCGCTTCTTAGAAATAGAACGAAACAAAGCATCGAATTGGTTAGTCATAAATTACTCCGGTGTAGGAGTAGGAATAATATCAGGCTCACGCAGACCAATGTCAGAAAGTTCCTGAGACGTCCGCTCAACGGACAGAAAGTCAAGAAGATTAGCGGGATTATGATCAAACGCCGCTCTCGCGGCAGCAGGGAGGCTCATAAATTGCTTTTCAGCATCTCGCACAAGCTCTAACGCCTCCCGATAGTCAGAAACCCCGGAGAAATCACCATAAGTGGGGAGATTATTAACTACCGGCAAAGTGCCGGATTTCATATAGCGATTAACAATAACATTAATATCAGCATCAACAGCTTGGTGTTGCTGAGTTAAAGAAGGGTCCAAAAAGACGATCCCCGTTTCCAGGGAAGCCTCATCGCGATCATAATTGTACGGGGAACGAATACGCATAAAAATATCCTATTTTCGTAGTTTGGGTGGTTTGGGTGCAATGCGATCGCTGGGACGAGGGTTATAAGGATCCGCAACAAATAAACCCATCGGCTCGTCGATCGTATCCCGGCCAGCCTCATAGATCTTCTTAACGAGATCGCCCCAAAAACGCTTCGCTACTTTGGTGGCGGAATCAGAAGGATTAATAGCCTCGAAAACTTCGGACTCCACCTTCTTCTTGGACATGCCAAGCTTGAGAGCCTGAGCTTCTAGCTCACGAAGACGAACCATAAGCTGATTCAACACAGAAAGAGTCTGATTATTAATACTAGTCATCTTAGTCTCTTCTCGTATCTTCGCAATTTCAGAAGTAATGCGCTCAAAACCGAGACGCGTAGATTCCTCAGTCGCTCGAAGCGAACCCGCCGATGCGGAAAGCTGCTCAATGTCGCTAGCGATCTTAGAAGGTATCTGACCAGGAGAAGGCGTAGTCGCTCGAACATAATCGGTCTCCGCGTCGGCCTTCTTGGCCTGAGCACGTTGGAGGGAGACAGCAGAACTCGCTAGAGCCGCTTGAGAGCCGCCTTCAACGGCGGCCTTACCTACGTTCTCGAAGCGCGCTGCGCTGCCCTGAGGAGTCGACGCGCCACCCTGAGAGTAAGCGAGCATCGGGTTAAGCCCGGCTGCCGCAAGATCGGCAACAGAGCGCTGATAAGCAGTATTAGACAGACGTTCCTGAAACTCACGATTGCGACGCGCCTCGGCGCGGTTAGCAGAATTAGAAAGAAGACCGCCGGCAAGACCGCCGACGGCACCAATGACGGCTGGAAGGACGCCAGGATTGGGCATCAGAAATGATCGATGAGGCCAGGAACGGAGTACATCGGCATTGGCCGACCCGCACGGACCTTAAAGAGAGAGTCAAAAATAAACTGCTGCCCAAGAGCAGCAGCACCCACAGCGATGACACGCTGCAGAGGAGGAGTATCTTCGATAAAAGTGGAATTAAGAGTGGGGAAAGTAAGAAAACGCTGCGCAAGATGCCAAGCATCGATAGGACTGCTAGCGGTAGAACGAAAAAGACCAGAAACGCGGGACGGATGATAACGATATTCCGCCCAGCGTTCTTGGAAACCAAATACCACAGTATCTTCTGCGGCTACGCCGGTCTGAAAAATCTCACGACGAAGAACAGCCTGTTCGCCTAAATTAGCAAATACAGGGAAATAGAAGTCATAGCGAGTAGAACGACTCCACATACGACGCAGACCCTGCTGATAAGTCAGATCAGCACGAACAGAAACCAAACCAATAATATATCCATGCTCCGTAAAACTCTGCGAGAAGGAATGGTTAGACGACTGGCCAGTGACGAAGGCACCGAGGGTTGCCAAGGGAGTAGCGGCAGACACTGAAGTCTGCGCGATCGGAGTGACGTTGATAGGAGTAGAGCCGCCACCTAGATATTCAGCACGCTGAAGGCGGGCATCAGGAGACACAACGCCAAAGTGAGAGCGGATAATCTCGGTGTACCGAGTACCGCCTCGAGCGTCTCGCTCGAGAAGCTTCTGAGTCTGAAAGGCAAGGCGAATAGCGTTGATGGAAGCCGACGTCGCCGAAGAGAGATCGGCGAACAAGTTAGCAGGATAGACAGATGTGTCCTGAGTGCTGGTAAGCGTAGTTTGGAGAAATGAACCGGAAGGATCAGAAGCACCCAAAGTGCGGGGAGCAGGGATTGCGCCGCCAGTACCAGCAAGACGAAAACGCAGTGGCTCTTGAGAGCCTGCTATGAAAACGGCTGCTTCAGTACGAACTGGGGCAGTAGTGCCCAGGGGAAGACTAGGCGCTGTGAATTTCTGCGCGAACGGTAGCGCAGAAGTAAAATAGTCGTGGCGCTTGCCACGACGAAGAAGGTTATAATCTCCGAAAGTATCGCCGGCATCGCCGAGCGGAACAACGACGGAATTTTGCAAATTCTCATCGCGGAACCACTGGTTCCAAATAAGATTATAAGCCCGGAAAGGAAGGACATTAAAAGTGGATTCGGCTGCAGTGATCTGGTTAATACCAGGCAGCCCAAAGTAATCCCAAATAGAGTTAGTAGCAAAAGCTGCGGAGGGGAGAGTAGGCACAATAAAAGAAATAGAATCAGCAGGGTTAGCCTGTTCCCCCATAAAACGCAGCCAGTTGGTCCAAACCAACCGAGCGGGAACGAAAAAGAAAAAAGAATCCAGATAGAGATTGTCCATCACCGGGAAAATAGGAGTAGACATGCGACAGAACATCGTCGCATTGAGCGACATCGTGTCGCCAGGGAGAACCTCATCCACGTAAACCGGGATGAGAAAACCACCATCGAACGTAGTCTTGTGGGAATGTTCAATATTGAACGTAGAGCGCGGAATGTCCGCACGCGGAACCATTGAAAAATGGTCGACCTTAACCGAACCAGCACTGCTTCTCATGACCGGACCTTGAGGTCACGGCCAAGCGCAAGCTGCTTCGGAGAAGAGAGAATAACGAATTCGGCATCCTCATCGTTAAACGAGCCAAGCTCGAAAAGATCGAAATCATCGGGATGAAGATAGAACGAGTTCTTCTCATCAGGCCGATTAATTTCATCAGAAAAGCCGCGAATCGCGGCACCAGTAGTCCCCACACATTGTGGGGCCCCATAAAGATCAGCGGCACGGTCGCGCACGCAAATAATCTTATAAATCATGGTCA